TTTATTCTTATCAATAACTTCAAAATGTTCCTCTTTTAGTTCAGGCATTATTCCCCCTTTTTTGAACAATCATCACAAATTAAATCAAAATCATTCTCATTAATATCTTTCATAGTTCCATATAATTGAACATTGTCACATTTTGAACAAATATCAAAACCCTGTGTTGGATTATTTTTCATTATTTTTTTTTGTTGTTGTTCATTAAGTTTCATTATTCCCCCTTATTAAGTTTATTTATTAGATCCTCTGGCAGCTCAATTATATCTTCTTGAACTACCTCCTCTGTCTGTCTTATAGGTTTAGATACTTTAGGCATTAAACCTAATTCACCAAAACCTATGAAGTCGAACATCTTACGACCTTTAAAGGTTTTGCTAAATAATTTATATATGTCTATGTCTTTAGCTTTCATATTACCTTTCTTTTAGTTTCTGACCTCATCAGTTGGGGATTTACCCCAAGACACCCCCAATATTGAGGGTGTTTCGGTCTAGTGTCCATATCCCCAAGCAGTTTGATATTTAGGTGTACCATCCCAAACTCTAGCAAATTCAAAAGATGAGATATTTACATGGTTATCTTTACCATTAACTCTTTTTAAAAAAGGTTCTGCATTTTCTTTAACATCACCTGGAACAACCTTATCACTTGCTTTACAATCTGAATTTAAATATTTATTATTCATAGAACAAAGTTTAACTGAAGTTTTGCCAACTAATTTTACAACTTTGTAAAAATCAATATTAGTTTGGTCATAACCCCAAGAAGTATATAAAACATCTCCAACTTTTAATGTGTGAGGTTTAAGTCTTTCAGCTTTATATTTAGCTTTTTCTTCTTCTCTGGATTTAGCATTTTCTAAAACATTGTTTATATGTTTATTCATATGCTCAACATTTTTAAATCTGTACCAAAATAATTTGTTTTTACCTTTTTTAGGAAAAGCAATACAAGATGGTTTTAAATTGTCATTATTCCAAAAAAAATCAAAATGATCGTTTTCTTTTATTTTAGTATTTAGTTGCTTTGGTACATATCTTTCACTTGCGTAGTTTTTAGTCATGTTTCTCTCCTTTTGTTGATTCGTTAAACATACAATATTTATATACATTTTGTTCTATACTGCAAGTATAAAAACCCTAGAGTGTAAATTAATTTATGTTCGCTAAATGTTCTGATTGATTGTAAAATGATTAAGTATAAAACACTTACCCACAAAGGAAAGATTTATGACTACTAAAGGGTTTACCATGATCCCAAATCAACTAATAGTTGATGAAGGGTTAAGCAAGGAGGCTAAAGCCTTATTTGTCTATTTAAGGTATTTATCGCCAAAATTTAGGGTGTTGAGAAATGCCACATTAATGACAAAATTGGATATGTGTTTATCTACACTACAAAGAGCCAAAAATGAGCTTATAAAGAAAGAATACTTAATTATCCACAGAAAGACCTCTGCCAATAAATATGAGTTAAGACTACCTAAAATACAAGCACCTGACTACTTATTAAATAAGCAAGGGGGTAAGTATAATTTACTTAGTATTAAGAGTAACAAAACTAAACTAGACAATACTATATCTTATAAGAAAGGTTTTAAAGGTTTTAAGAAATGAATGAAGAACCTTATTACTTTAATAATAAACCTTTACAATTAAGTTATTCCAACGACTACACCTCTGGCGAAAAAATTGAAATAGTTTTACAAATACAACAGGATTATGAGTCTGGAATGCTGTCGGTGGATCAGATGCGTTGGATAGTGTTTAACTGTCGTTTTGGTGCGTTTACTGTTCAACGAATAATAGATAAATTGATGTTTGATGGTAAATTAAAACAAAATCCAATAACCCTTGACAAGCGAACATTTAGTAAAAAACCTATGCCTTTTGACTTGTAAATATACCATATGTTGTGGTATAAATATCACATATTTAGCTCCCTCTTTAGATGCTAAATTATTAGGTTATAACTATTGAGTCTGTTGGTTCAAATTCTTTTCTTTCCTTTCTATAACTGACAGACTCACCAAATTATTATGGCAAGAAAAAAAAAATTAACTACAAAACTAGCTCAAAAGATCCTGGATTATTTCGCAGATGGTTTTACCATTAGAGAAGTCTTTTTAAAAGATGATGTTGATATTACTTGGTCAAACTTTAGGAACTATTTAATTCAAGATGACTCATTAATGTTGCGTTATCAAAAATCAAAAGAATTAGCAGTTGATTTAAAACTATCAGAGCTGGAAGATAAAAGAAAAATATTAGAAGATAAGATTGAAAGAGGTGATCTGGATGGTAAAGCTGGTCAGAATCTAGTTAATCTTTATAAAATTATAACTGCTTCAGCTCAATGGAATGCCAGTAAGATCGCAAGTAAAAGGTATGGTAAAGCTGCAGAATTAACAATAAAAGGTGATGATAAACAACCTTTAAACATTAGTTGGAGCAAATAAATAGGTAACAAATGTTTACTAATTGTTTAATAAGTATTGATTTTATTGGAGTTGTGGCAAAACAAACACACATAAAATTAGTTTATTACACATGATATTGTGGCAAAAATGCAACAATGTTGCTTGGTTACAACAATATAGTTTAGAATGATTATAAACTGGTTATAACGCAGTATTATCGGAAGTTTATTAATAATAATCATAAGTTATCGTTATAAATCTTGTGGTTGTAATTGTTTAAATTATGAGAACATAATGCGAACATAGGGGGTTTTTAATTGGGGGTTGCCTGATTTTACTTGTGTCGCTAAATTAAAATTAATGTATGGTACACACAAATGGATGATAGATTTCTTAAAACAATAATCTTCATAATGAAGGATAAAAAAACAAAAAAACCAATAGTGATTACACACTTTCAGGGTTTTCAAGATGATGATGAAGCTGCTGACTTTTCTGACTTCTTAAAAACACAATTTGTTTTACCAACAGATTATCCTGATGATGATGTAACAATTCACTAGGGGGGGTTTTGTTATAATATGAAACAAATTGTTATTCCTTACAAACCAAGAGAAATCCAAAATTTTTTGCATAAAAAATGCGACATGAACCGATTTAATGTTGTCATAGTTCACAGGAGAGGTGGTAAAACAGTTTTCGCAATAAACCACTTAATCAGAGCTGCTTTAATGAATACTAAACCTTATCCAAGATATGCCTTTATTTCGCCATTTAGATTACAAGGTAAATCAACTGCATGGGATTATCTCAAACAATTCTCTGCTGCCATACCAGGAACAAAATTCAATGAGTCTGAATTAAGGGTAGATTTTTCTGTAAACAATAGTCGTATTCAAATTATTGGTGGTGAAAATAGTGCTGCAATTAGAGGACAGTATTTTGATGGGATAGTTTGCGATGAAACACAAAACCTTTCGCCAGACCTCTTTGATACCATCTTAAGACCAGCTCTTTCTGACCGACATGGTTTTGCCATATTTATTGGAACACCGATGGGAAGAAACTGGTTTTTTGATTTACATGAAAAAGCCAAACATACCGAAGGGTGGTTTACCAAAGTGTTCAAAGCTAGTGAAACCAAGATTATAGATCAAGAAGAATTAAGAGCTGCGAAAGAAACGATGTCGCCAGAGAGTTATGCTCAAGAGTTTGAGTGTTCATTTCAAGCAGGTATATCAGGATCTTATTTTGGTAAAATTATGGAGGAGCTAGATCAAAAAGGTAATATTAAAAATTTTGATATAGATGAGGATTTAGAAGTTGAAACATGGTGGGATCTAGGAATGAACGATAGTACAGTTATTACATTTGCTCAAAGACATGGTAGTGAGATTAGAATAATTGATTGCTATGAAAATTCAGGTGAGGGATTAGAGCATTATTTGAATGTGATTGATAACAAAGATTATAATTATTCAAAGCATATTGCACCCCATGATATTAGAGTTAGAGAGATTGGCACAAATAAATCTAGGTGGGAAACAGCAAAGGAACTAGGTTTAGAGTTTGACATAGCTCCAAAATTAAGTATTGAAGATGGTATTGAGCAAGTAAGGAGAATGTTGCCGAATTGTTATTTTCATAAAAACAATTGCAAAAAGCTCATAGAAGCATTAAAGTCCTATTGCAAACGATGGGATGAAAAAAATAATTGTTTTAGGAATAAACCCCTACACAATTGGTCATCACACTTTTGTGATAGCATACGATATGGAGCAATCGTAGAGCCAGTTACCAGAAGTGATTGGTCTAAACCGATAAGTGTAGATACGAATTATATAGTTTAATATGGCAAAAAAAATCATAGAATTATCAGACCCTAAATTACGAAGTTTACTTTCAAATCAAATTGACAATGCTTTAGGTTATTTAGGTGGTCATCTTTCACAAAGCAGAAGAAAATCTTTAGAATATTATTTAGGTGATAAACTTGGTACAGAAATAGATGGTCGTAGCCAAGTGGTTTCAACCGATGTTTCTGATACGATTGAAAGTATCTTACCTAATCTATTAAGAGTTTTTACAGCTAGTGATAATGTGGTTCGTTGCGATCCTGTTACTGCCGAAGATGTACCTCTTGCCGAACAAGCATCTGCTTATTTAAATCATGTTTTCTACAAAGAGAATAATGGCTTTCAATTATTATATAATTTTTTTAAAGACGCATTGATTGAGAAAAATGGTTTTTTAAAAATTTATTATGATGAGTCTGAAACAGTAGAACATGAAACTTACAAAAATTTAACCAAAGCCGAAAAGGATGCACTTAACGATACTAAAGATGATATAGAAGAAGTTGAAGAAGAAGTGTTTGAAGATGAGTCTGCCAAAGAGGATTATGAAAAATTGATTGAGCAGTACGAAGCTAGAGGTGTGGATGTATCTCAAGTTCAGAAACCAGATTTTACATTATACAATTGCAAAATTAAAAGAACTAAAAAAGCAGGTAAAGTAAAAATTGAAAGTGTACCACCTGAAGAATTTTTAATTAGCAGAAACGCAAAGTCTATTGACGATGCCGATTTTGTTTCTCATAAAGTTTTAATGTCAAGATCCGATTTAGTGGCTATGGGTTATGATGAAGAAGAAGTTAATTCATTACCAAAGTCAGACGAAGATATTTTTAATACTGAAGAAATAGTTAGATCAAGAAACATAGATGAATTTAATATTGATTCTGCAACAGATAAATCTACAGAAAAAGTTTTAATTTATGAGTCTTATGTAAGATACGATTTTGATGAAGATGGTATTGCTGAACTGCGAAAAATTATTTCTGCTGGTGATAGTGGTTCTATGGTTTTAGAAAATATGCCATGTGATAATATTCCATTTGTAACAATCACACCTATTCCAATGCCACACAGATTTTATGGTAGATCCATTTCTGAATTAGTTGAGGATATACAATTAATGAAATCAACTGTGATGCGTCAGTTATTAGACAATATGTATTTAACTAATAACAACAGAGTTGCAATCATGGATGGAATGGTCAACATGGATGACCTATTAACAACTAGACCTGGTGGTGTAGTTAGAACTAAACAACCACCAAACCAAGTTATGCAACCTTTACAAGCTCAACCAATATCTAATCAAGCATTTCCTATGCTTAACTATTTAGATACAGTTAGAGAAGCTAGAACTGGTATTACAAAGTCTGCACAAGGATTAGATGCAGATACATTAAATTCTAAAACTGCAACTGGTGTCAACACATTGATGACACAAACTCAAATGCGATCAGAATTGATTGCAAGAATTTTTGCCGAAACAGGTGTTAAAGATTTATTTAGAAAAATATTTGAACTGATGATTAAATATCAGGACAAAGAAAAAATTGTTATGTTAAATAATCAGTATGTTCCAGTTAGACCTACTGAATGGAAAGATAAATTTAATATTAATATTGTTGTAGGATTAGGAACTGGCTCTAAAGAACAACAAACAATTACATTAAATAATATTTTAGAAAGACAACTACAAGCATTTCAATTACAAGGTGGTAAAGAAATGCCTATGGTTACATTAAAAAATATGTATAACACTTTATCTAAAATAATTGAGAACGCAGGACTTAAAAATGTGGAAAGTTACTTTGTCAATCCTGATGTCGGTAAACAAATGATGCCTCCACCTGCACCACCACCTCTAACTCCTATTGAAAAAATAGAATTTACAAGGATTGATGCAGAGAATAAGAGAAAAATTGCTGATCTTGAACTTCATTATCAAGAACTACAACAAAAATCTCAAGAAATGGCATTAGATTTTGAAGCGAAGATAAAAGATATGGCTTTAAAATATAATACACAACTAGATACTGCTAAAATCAAAGCTGATGCAGATTTAGACAAGATGATGATGTCTGGAAACAGTAAGATACTTGAACAGGCACAAAAATCTGCTAATATGTTCAGCCAACAGGTACAAGGATTAAATGGAAACCAAAGACCAGGTAAGGAGATCGGAAGAAATCAGCCGATCCAACCAAGCCAAACAAATACTGGAGAATAAAATTTTTATAGAGGCAATTGATTCTCTAAAAAAACTTTATTCTGAAGCACTACTTGAAAAAACTGGTGCTAAAGAAAGTGATACCAGAGAAAAACTTTGGATTGCTTATAATGTTGTTGGAAAAGTAGAACAACATCTTCAAACTGTAATTGAAACAGGTAATCTTGCTTCAAAACAATTAGAAGATTTTAGACAACAGCAAACTAAAACAAAATTTTAACCAATCTGGTTAGAATAAGCCAAGTCATAAGACAGCTTAACCATAGGAGGACTAATGTCTGACTCAAACCCATTGTTGTCAAACGCAACAATACAAGGTGCTGCTAAACATATTGAAGGTTTAATGGACACAAAAGGTGTTATCACTAAATCTCAAGAAGAAGAAGCACAAGTTGAACCGAAAGAAGAAGCGAAAGCTGAAACTGAAGTTGAACAAAAACCTGAAGCTCAACAAGAGGAAACTCAAGAAGCTCCAGTTGAAGAAGAAGCATCCGAAGATCAAAATGCAATTGAAGAACAAACAACCGATCTACACCAAGTTATTGTTAATGGTGAAAAGATTGATGTTGACCTTGACGAATTAAAAGCAGGTTATCAAAAAGATGCCGACTATAGACGAAAAACAGAGGAGATAGCGATTGAAAAAAGAGAGCTTAAATCCGAAGAAGATCGTCTTAAAAACCAGTATTCTACCAAGATGGAAGATTTAAATTCACTTGTGGCGACTTTGAATGCTGAAATAAACAACGATTACAATTCCAAAGAGCTTGATAGACTTTGGGATGAAGACCCAACTGAAGCTGCTAAAGTTGATCGTAGGATTCAGAAACGAAAACAAACGATACAACAAGCACAGCAAAAATTGAGAGAGCATCAGCAAACTCAATTTCAGGAAATATTAAGAGAAGAACAAAAAAAACTTCACTTAAGACATCCAGAAATTGCTGACCCTATAAAAGGTACTACAGTTAAGTCAAATATTATGAACTACTTAAGTTCTAAAGGATTCTCAAATGAGGATGTTGCAAGAATTTATGATTCAAGATATTTTGATGTAATCATGGATGGCATGAACTTTCAAAAAGCTAAAGCAGCTAAACCTTCTTTAGTTTCTAAAAAAGTAAAACCAACCAAGTTTGTTAAGTCAGGTATTAAGTCAACAAAAGAAGAATTAAACTCCAAGTCTAGGTTGAATCAACTTAAGGCATTGAAAAAATCAGGAAGTCCAAAAGACGCAACTGATCTATTGATGCGTTATATATAAACAATAACCTCAAAGGAGAATAAAAATGGCTGTATATCAAACATACCAAACAGTCGGCATAAGAGAAGACCTTGCAGATATTATTTATTCAATATCTCCAACAGAAACACCTTTTATGTCTGGAGTTGCTAAAACAAAAGCAACAAACACATCACACCAATGGCAAACAGATGCTTTGGCTGATGTAGCTGCTAACCATGCAGTTGAAGGTGCTGCTATAAGTTACCCAACTTTATCAGCAACAACTAAACTAACTAACCACACTCAAATTTCTACAAAAGCTGTGCAAGTATCAGGAACAAATGATGCTGTAACATCTGCTGGAAGAAATAATGAGTTAGCTTATCAAGTAGCTAAATCTGCAAAAGAATTAAAAAGAGATATGGAAACTGCTCTTTTATCTAATGTGGCTGCTGCTGCTGGTAACGCAACTACATCAAGAAAATTAGGTGGAGTTCAAACTTGGATTTCTACTAATGTTGATGCAGGTGCAGGTGGATCTGGTTCTGGTGCAGGTACTGTAAGAACAGATGGAACTCAAAGAGCTTTTACTGAAGATCAGTTAAAATCTGTTTTGAGATCATGCTTTGATGCTGGTGGAAACCCTAACATGATTATGGTAGGTGCTTTCAATAAGCAAAAGCTATCTGGTTTTACTGGTGGTTCAACTAGATTTGACCAAGCAGAAGACAGAAGATTAGTTACATCTATTGATGTCTATGAAAGTGACTTTGGAACTATGCAAGTTGCTCCTAATAGATTCATTAGAGGTGCAAACTCTACTGCTGCTAAAGTCGGACAAGATGCTCTAGTTTTAGAGATGGACTTTTTTGCAGTTGCTTTCTTAAGAGATTTTGCTCTACAAACACCAGCTCAAACTGCTGACGCAGATCAGAGATTCATGGTTGCAGAGTACACTCTTGAGTCAAGAAACGAAAAAGCTAGTGGATTAGTTACAGACTTAACTACTTCATAATACTTAATTTGGTGGGGGAGTAATCCCCCATCAATCAATTAACAATTTTGTTTGGTCTTTGAAGATTTATTTTGAAGTCGGAACGAAGCAAATAAATAGGATAAAAAATGAGAACATTAAACGATTACTTTTTAACTGCTGAAATAGAAGATATTTCAACAGCTTCATCAACATTTGTTGCTGTACCTGATGGTGGTAAAATAATTAAAATTATTACTGCTTTACAAGGTGCAATATCAGGTGCAAACGCAGCTATTACTTTTGAAATAGGTGGTACTGCTGTAACTGGTGGTGCAATAACTGTAGCTCACTCTGGCTCTGCTGCTGGTACTGTAGATTCTGCTGAACCAACTGCTGCAAATAGAGTTGAAGAAAGTGGCACTATTGAGATGCTTACTGATGGTGCATCTACTGGAGCTAAAAAATTACTTGTGACATTTGTTATAAGAAGATAAATAATAACTGGGGGGATCTTGTCTAGCGATACTTCCCCCCT